CATGAACCTGACCTATACGTGCCGTCGAAGCTTTTACTCCAAGAAATACCATTCCATAAATATTGTATTCCTGTGTATATATTCGTTTGCCACACCATTGATTCAGATTCTTTTATTGAATTAAAAACAATATTCCATTCTGTGCCATTCCATTCTATTATATCGTTAGCTAATGCAATAAAATCTTCGTTATTAGACGACTTCCATCCATCAGGTCCATCAGTATTAATTCGATTACCAATGTCTTCAATTATTAAATATCGAGTGCCTATAGCGATTAATTGATCTTCAGATTCATTGTTTGGTCGTTTTGGATTAAACGATAACGGATTTACAATTGCGTCAAATGTGCCCGGACTAGCAGATCTATTTCCGCCTGAATTATAACCAGGATTGTAATCAAAAATACCTTGGCTATCAATCCCAGTATTTGTGTTCAATGTATCTTGGTCCCATTCTACCAATAATATGGATGGAGTAATATCATCGATTGAAACCGTCCCGACTATTTCTGATCCATCTGGTTGACGTAAATAAATTCTACTAACTCCTGGCGTAAAAGTGCCATTATAACCATCCAAAATTTTAACCCAACTAACTGGATTAGGAATATTATCTGGTAAACCAAAAGGTTCTGGTGGAACAGTATTAGTGTATTCATCGAGTAATGTAACATTATTACCGTAAACTGCAATATTATATTCTGAAATAGTGATATGTTTATTAGTAATAATATCTGACATAGTAATAGTTGGTCCAGTAGTGTCTACCCCTAACCCATCAATGTATCCATATGGACTTGCATCGCTTGATTTATGAATATTTGCAATTATATTAGTGATAACACCTAACTGTTTTACTTTGACTGGTGGACTTATCCATATTGGTGTATCAACAGTGATTGTAGCAACATCAATAGTTAAATTAGTTCCGGTTGGGACCGTTCTACTAGTCCATGTAATATCATCTAAATTTAATACTGTTAAACTAGTCCAATCGATAAAATTATCAGATGTTTGCAATTCCATGCTAGGGTTGAAAAATACTAATATTTGTTCTAAAATTTGCAATTTTTGATCAGTGCTTGATGCCCATATATCTATTTTCATTTTTAAACTGAACGGGGTTGGCATCAATCTTTCAACCGTATATGTTCTACCTTGTGAAGTTTGATAAGCATCAGCAAATTCATCTCGCTCTCTTATATGAACTTTACCAACATAAGTGGCATCTGCCATTCTATCTCGATCCATTTTTAATTCTGTGACATATATACTAATTCTTGGGACTGAGTTTACTGCATTCTCAGAATTTTGACGCATAATATTTGCGACTTGGCGGTCAGCATCACCATATAAAACTGGAACGCGGTGCAATGAACCATCACTGTATTTGACTACGAAATTACTAAAGACACGAATTGTCTGCGTTATATATCGTCTTATTTGTGAATCATAAAAAAATTGCAAGATTACTCTCCTTAAAAGTTGGCATCTGGACGCAACGCCTTTGATAAACTTTGGCGCTGTTCTTCTCTATAGTTATACAACGTAACATTCCAAGCACCATCAAAAGGTATTTCTTGAATTGTATTATCTATTATTGGTAATAGTATCTTTAATTTATCAGAGTTATTGACTGTGTAAGAATCAAACAAATCAGGAAAATCAGTAAATGCATACTCTAATTTGACTGTATTTGAAGATATAACAACATATAATGCAGTCTGAAAATTTATATTTGTGAAAACTTCGGTATCACCCATTTCTAATTTTACGATATCAGTACCAACTGGAGTATTATAAGTGTATGAAAGATTATTGATAAAACTTGTTTTCAAAGTTTGTCTGCTATCATTATTTGTCATAGTCATTCTTACTTTATCTTCGACACGCAACCAACTATTACCATTAAATCTAAACAATCTATTGGGTAAAAAATCTACCCGTAAGAAAAAGTCATCATTTAGTGGATTATCTGGAAATTGAACTCCAGTACCAAAATCAAATCCATTTACTGGAATGCCATCGCCTAACAAATATCCAGTATATCCAGATCGTAATGGTCGATGATTAGTAACTGGTGTATTGGGATCTATTGGTAAATTATCTGGGGTTTGAATGATGGTATCCCCAGTATTTTTATCAACAGCTAACGTAAAGAATTGTTGAGTTTCATACCCACTAAATGGCGCATCTACTTCTGCCTGATTTAATATGGCATCATTAATTTCTAATTCTTTAGTTCTGGTACTTAAAATATCTCTGACTGTTAAGGTAGAATCATCACTTGCTGGTAAATCTAAAATGTCAGAGAACTGTTGACTATCTGTTATTTTAGACAACCGTAATCTATATAAATGTGGGTACCAAGTAGCTGAAAATCCTTCACTAGCTCTACCAACATCTTCTATTACATAATATCTTGGTAGACTTACATCAAAATCATTGAGTGCAAAATCATCTTTCAAATGTGGTAGCTCCAACACATCACCACTTAATGGTTTTCTTCCTACGTAATTAATAAAATCATTAATATGCACAGTCATGTATAATGTGTCATTGTCTATAAACAACCCAAATTGACTTAAATTGAAATCGATATTTTGTACATTGTAATAACCTCTAATACGATATATTTCTTTATCATATTTTCTATCTCTATTTTCTAGAAGTAATAGATCTTGAATATTGGTTGGCGAATCTTCTGTATATACAGGTTGATCAGCAGATCCAGCGATATTATTAGATGTACCTAAAAATTTATGAACATACACATCGGTTCCACCGGCTTGGAACATTCGTGAAATTTGTCGATCTATGAATTTAAAATTATTGCCCTTTTCCGGCTTAAACATACTTAATCTTGGCAATGGAACTCTCCTAGTTATTACATATTTATCTATCTAATCATCTGGTATATTCGATAAATATAACAGGAGATTAAAAATGACTGAAATTTTAACAGATACTACTTCTACATCACTTATTGAAAGAAATAAAGTATTCGATTATGTTAGAGCAATGCTCGCTGACGGTATGATCGATATTGACTTGGATCCGATTCATTATGAAACCGCATTAGATAAAGCACTAATTAAATTTAGACAACGAAGTTCAAATGCTGTTGAAGAAAGTTATATTTTTTTAGAATTGGTACAAGATCAAAATGAATATAGACTACCGGATGAAATTGTTGAAGTGCAAAGTGTATTCCGTCGTGCAATTGGGTCGCGTTCAGGATTGGGTGCGGGTGGTACATTATTTGAACCGTTCAATTTGGCTTATACTAACACTTATCTGTTAAGTGGTAGTATGATGGGGGGATTAGCTACCTATGAAATGTTTGCCGGTTATCAAAAATTGGTAGGTAGAATGTTTGGTAGTTATATAGAATTCAAATGGAAACCACAAAGCCATATTCTTACTATATTACAGAGACCGTTTGCACAAGGTGAGCAGATTTTATTAAGAACCCATAATTATAGACCTGACTTCGTGTTACTTACAGATATCTATGCCAAACAATGGTTACGTGATTACACATTAGCTACTTGTAAAATGATGTTAGGGGAGGCGAGAAGCTTATTTGCCTCTATTGCCGGGCCAACTGGATCTATTCAATTAAATGGCAGTGATTTGAAAGCGAGTGCAAAAGAAGAAATAGTAGCATTGGAAAAAGAATTAGAAAATCTAGTACCAGGTGGTACTCCTTTGACATGGGTGATAGGTTAACTATTGACATCATCCTCCGAGTAAGATATAATTCAATTTTTACACGGAGGTAACATGATTATAGCAGTAGCAGGAAACATTGGTGGTGGTAAAGATACCGTTGCTGATTACTTGGTTAATTTTCACGAATTTCGTCGTGAATCATTTGCATCATCCTTGAAAGATTCGGTGGCAGCCGTGTTTGGATGGGATCGAACTTTATTAGAAGGGCGCACAAAACAATCTCGGGAATGGCGTGAAACACGTGATGACTGGTGGTCAGAACGATTGAACATGGATATAACCCCACGCTGGATTTTACAATATTGGGGAACGGATGTATGCCGAAATAACTTTCATCAAGATATATGGTTATCAAGTTTGGAAAATCGATTACGCAAATCAACTGATAATATTATCATTACTGACTGTAGATTTCCAAATGAATTTAATGCTATTCAAAAATCTGGTGGGAAAATGGTTCGAGTAAAGCGAGGGCCTGATCCTGAATGGTTTTCACATGTACCGGGTGCATTAGCCGGGAATAGTTCTGACCAATTAATGTTAAGTCAAACATATGGAATACATGAAAGTGAATGGGCATGGCATGGTTTAGATTTTGATGTAGTGATAGATAATAATGGGACTATTGATGAGTTATACAACAATGTTTATTTATTATTAAATTCCAAATAATATGATTATTAGCCATGATATAGCAATAAAATCTCCAAAACAACTAAATACATCAAGAGAATTATTTAGAAATTGTTCATGGAGAATATATTATGGCTCAACTTCAATCAGCTGGCGTAAGTGTAACGGTAATTGACGAAAGTTTTTACACACCTGCAGCGCCGGGGACAGTCCCTTTAATTGTGGTTGCTTCTGAAGAAAGCAAACAGAATGGAGCGGGAACAGGAACAGCACCTGGTACATTAAAAGCAAATGCTGGAAAAGTTTACTTACTAACCAGTCAAAAAGATTTATCTGACACATTCGGAACTCCTATATTCCAAACAGACGCCAATAATAATCCAGTGCATGCTGGTGAATTGAATGAATATGGGTTACAAGCAGCTTACAGTTTCTTGGGTGTAAGTAATAGTGCATATGTAGTAAGAGCAGACATTGATTTGGCTCAATTGGCCGAATCTGCTGATGCACCTACTGGTGAACCAGCAGATGGTACTATTTGGATTGATACATCAGCTACTGATTATGGTATTTTTCAATGGAATTCAGCGCCTGCTTCTGTATTGGGTGGTCAAACATTCACTGCACAAACTCCATTGGTGATTACAGACACTGTAAAAGTAGTGGATTTTGAAGGTGGTGATTACACACCATTAGCATCACTTGGTACTATTGGCAGTTATGCGATCGTTTCGGTGACAAATTTAAATACTATTTGGTTTAAAAAACCAAAAACTAATTCTACGTCATTAGTTAAATGGGTAGAAGTTGGTTCGACTGAATGGGTGGCTAGTTGGCCGACTGCTCAAGGAACAACTTATAATTCAGCAATTACTTTACAAACTACTGATGTATTGACTATTAATACTGTTAACATC